GCCAGACCCCAGTGATTTGGTCAAATTCTGCAAGTTATCTTGTAGCCCCTGGTACCTTTCCATGAGCTTTTGGTACTCTGGAGCCGTGGCGTTTAGCGCTTCCCGCGTGCCGGCATGAAGTTGCAACAGCGAGTTGCGCGCTTGTGAGCCGGCCGGGTACGAATTGGCTTCTTGCCACAAGTCTTGTTTGAGCTGGTCGACGCCAAATAGCGTGCGGCCGGGGTCGCCCGACGGTAGGTTGGCGCGGGCAACTATTTTCTGCCCGGCGGCGTCAAGAGCATCGTGCGCAGTTGTGTCCAGCGCAAGTGTGCGAGGGCTCAGCTTGTCTCTCGCAGCCTGCCACGCTTGTGCGATAGGCGCGAAATTGACGTCTTGCGTAGCTGCGCCCGTGAGCGCTTCTTTGCTTTTTCCCCATGCAGACTGCGCGTCCTGCTTGATACCAGAAACCGCGTTGCGCGCGGCTTCGGACAGGTCTTCTGCTTTTCCCGATCCTGTCGCAAAGTCGTTGAACGCCTGCCTGATCGAAGGGTCCGCAGAAGCGCCAGCGTTGAACGCTGTTTTGAACGCAGAAGAGGGAACGCCCGTCGTGACACCCGCCGCAGACTGCGCCAGAGCCCCCGGAATAGCGCCGACGCCCTTGGCCACGCCGCCTGCCACGCCCAGCACAGCCGCTGTTGGATCGACCACTTTGCTTGTGATGTCGAGCCCCTTGCCGACTGCCCCAAGCGCGCTGGCAGTCCTTGCACCGGCCCCCAGCGTTTCAGCGAGCTTTGCTCCAGCCCCAAGAGCTGATGCGCCGCCCGACAGCGGGATGGCTGCTGTGGACAAGAGCGTAAAAGGATCAGTGGCTAGTGACTTTTTGAAACCTGCCACTGAAGTGTAAGGCGCCGTAACTTCGTTTACCGCAGCTTCGTCTTTGGCTTTTTGCGCGGGGTCTTGCGCTTCGCCGTACCAGCCGCGAGCCTTGGACGCGATGCCTGCGCCCAGCTGCTTAAGTCCTGCTCCAACCTCGCTGGGGTTCATTACAGCATGCGGGATGGCTGTAAGCGCGTTCCATGCGCTTGACGGCGCATTGCGCAAAGCTTCCTTGCCTACTTCTGCCCATGGCATGTTCTCATAGGCTTCCGGGGCGGCGGGAGCTGCCTGAGCCGTTTGGGCTGCTCTTGTAAGCGGTGCAGGCTCAGGAGCAGCAGGCTGACCTGCCACCACAGCAGGGGCGAAATCCGGATCGTCGAGCAGCGGGTTGGCCGATCCACGCGGTGCTGAAGCCGCCGCCGTGTCTTGCACGGGGCTGAAGTCTGGGTCATCGAGAAGCGGATTCGCCACATCAGCCTCCAGATGCAAAATAACGGCTCAGACCAGGAACGGCGCCGTACTTTTTCGTTAACGCCTCCTCGATCTGCGACTGCGAGTATTGACCGGACGTGAGCTTGTGCAGCATGGCAGGGCCGCGTGGCGACAGGATCATCTGCTTCAGCGCTTCGGTTTCTCGGTTATACTTCTCAGGACCGTTATCCGTGTCGAAACGGGCGGACGCCCTTGCATAACCACCAGCGCCACCCTGGCCGTACTGAGCAAGGTGATCAGCGCGGTCCTTGGCTTTCTGCTGGTCCGACATGAGCTGCGCCGTAAGCGACGCCATGGCGTCGGGCGGCATGTTCGTATTGGGGGTGGCCAATCGCAGCGCCTCGAAGGCGCCCAAACTATTTTGGCCAGCGCCATGAGCTGCCGCAGTAGCGCGCATGGTGTCGAGCTTGTTGATTATGGCTTCCTGATTGTCCAAGTCACCAACCGGGGCGCCTTGATACCCAAACAGCCGCGCCGCCGTGTTTGCGATGTTGATAAGATTAGCGCGCGTGGAGCCCCCGGCGCCCACGACGTCACCAAACTTATTGGCCAAAGCATCAGAAACAGTTGTCGCCAATTTCTGCGCGTACGGCGTCGTTTCACGCGCCACCGCAGCCGCGGACTGCGAGTCTGCCGCATACTTATCGCCAGCCTGCAAGAGTGGTGTCTGGTTTGGATCGTAGCGATTATCTGACTGCGCGGCCTTCGCGGAATCCGGCGAGAAGTTCACGCCCAGCGCGTTCATGGGCGCGACCGGCAGCGGCGCAAGATGCGGGGCGGCCTGCTCGGGTTGCGGAGCAGGCTGGCCGGGTTGCGGAGCAGCAGGAGCCGCGGGCGCTCCCTGACCAGACTGGACAGCGCCGGGGGTCCTGGGTGTCAAATCTGTATTTGGATCGACGGGGCGTAGATCCTCGCCGTTCTTAATACGCTGCTGCGCCTCCGCAAGCGGGATGTCGAATTTGTTATTCTTCGAATCTGTAACGGTGGCGTAAGGCATTCCTCCAGCCCCAACGTGCGTCCACTTTTGCAGGTTCTCGAGCATGATCCCCTGAGTGCGCGCACCAGTCTGCTTCGCACCTTCTAGCGTCTGCCCGACGTTCGCTTGGCTCTCCTGCTGTTTCTGATAGGCCCCAGCGCCCGCGCCAAGGCCCTGCAACGCCGCCGCGCCGAGGTAGCGGCTGTTAGAGCTGGCCATGGTCCCGATGCCCTGTAGCAGCGGCCCCAGCCAGCTCTTGTTTTTCTCGTACCAGCCGCCTGCCTGTTGACCAGCCTGCGTGATCGCCTGCCCGGCGTTGCCGGCATAATCGGAGATCGCCTGCCCGGCGCCCGCGAGACCTCGGCCCGCGTTCTGTGCAAGCTGCTGACCAGCGCCCGCGAGACCGCCGCCAAGTATGTTGGAAATATAGCCTTTAGTTTCAGACGGCAAAAATGAAAGATAGCTGTCGCCGTGCGCAGCAATAGTCTTGTCCACCCTGCCAGGACCGGCGTTATATGCCGCGAGCGCCTTGCTCATGTCGCCGCCGTATTTAGCATACTGCTCCTGCATGTAGAGTTTGCCAGCCATTTCATTAGCCGCCGGATCGGAAATATCGCCTTTAATGCCGTACTTGGCTTTCATTTCAGCAAAAGTGCCGGGCTCCACCTGCGCGATACCTACGGCTCCCTTTGGTGACGTCACCAATGAACCGTCGGCATTGTACTGCTTGCCGCCCGATTCTTGTGAAAGCTGGCGCGACCACAGCGCATCGACCGCGGGAGAAATCCCGCCCGGTTTGGTTGCCGCGGCAAGCGCCGCCGGGGCGTCGGACGTGACGGCAGCCGCAGGCGCGGAAGCATAAAGTCCTGAAGTGTCTCCATGCGCCGCGCGAGAGGCCGCGACAGGCGGTGCGGCGGCCGCGAGCGCTGCTTTTGGTTCCGCGGCGACGGGTTGATCAATGACTTTCTCGGCGAACTTCTCAGCCGACGGCGGCGACAGTCCTTTCTTCGGCTCCATCGCGTCGGCAGGCGGCGTGTTGGCGAAAGAAGGGGCCGAAGCAAGAGCGTTGGGATCGTCAAGCGTCGCGCCGCCGGTAGGATCAAGACCACCGCCATTGTCTCGACGGCGGCGCCGGCCGGTGACCCCGCCGCCACCGGCCAATCCAAGAAACGGCAGCACCCCGGCCAATGAAGACAACCCACTCGACGCGGCGCTGCCCAAACCACTCAGGCCGCTTGCCGCGCTGCCCAAACCGGCCAACTGACTGATCGTGCTCGGCCCGGCGGCCCCTGGCGTGCTGGATGCCTGTAACTTGGCAGTGGGGTTTTCATTCGGTATGTCAAGCCCCCCGACAGGATGGTAAAGTCCCTCGGGGTCTCCGCTATCCGCCGCGCCACCAGCCGCGCCACCAGCCGCCAAGCCGGGCGCCGGCGCATTCGGGTCTGGCGCGACCGGAGGCGCCGGAGGAGGCGGGGGTGCGTTGGACACGTCCGCGGGGGGCTGAGCGCCCGCTCCAGCCGGCGCGAGCCCTTTGGCGGCGTTGTACATGCGCTGGCCCGCCGTCCCGAGGCTCTCCAGCCCCTTTGCTTCAGTTCCAAGCTGTGACAACTGCGATAGCGTGCTCTGGGGCGCCACGGCCACCGGCTTGACCGGCTGCAACATCTGGTGCTGCGACGGCGTCGAAGCCGGCACGTGGCTCTTGCCGCCATAAGGAAGCGCGCTCGGCGAACTGCCGCCGTACATGCCCGCCTGCGCGTTCGCCACGCCGCCCCATGTCGTTGGCGCGCCGCCCGCATCGTAGCCTTCACGCTCGCCGCTATCGACCACGAGGCCGCCAGCGTACCGCTTGACCGCTTTGTCATAGTCGACTGTCTTGAAACCGCCGGCCAGTCCCACGGCCTCGGGGTGCTTCTTCTCGACCTCGTCAGCCATGAAGCCGAGCCGGGTGATCTTCTCGGGGTCGTCCTTGTACCGGAAGGAATAGATCGGCAGCCCGTTTTTGGCCGTTCCGATCTTTTTGATGTCTTCCTTGAGCCGGCGATCGGAAAAGAACGGCGCGGCTGTCGTCGTGTTTGTCGTGCTGCCCGACAGCGCGCCGGTACCCTCGGCGACATTCGCCGCGAATTGCGCCGTCTGGAACGGATAGGACTGCTGCTGCAAAAACTGATTGTAGAGCGCGGTCAGGCCGGCCTGCTGCGTGGTCTGCGCCGTCGTGCCCGCTCCCATTTCGGCCTGCGCGCCGGCCAGCCCCGAAGCCTGGGCGTTCGCGCCAATGTTGGCGATCTGCTGACCACCCGCCTGCTGCCGGGCAAGATTGGCCTGCTGCGCGGAAAGATTAACGCCTTGTTGCTGCTGCGCCGTCGACAATGCGGTGTTGTAGCCCTGTTGCAGGATCGGAGCCATCGCGTTGCCATAGGCCAGCGACTGCTGCCCGGCGAGGTTGGCCGCCGCCACGCCCGCGCGGTCGCCGCCAAAGGCGCCGCTTTGTATCGCAGTGCCGAGTTGACCAGATTGCGCGGTCTGGTTCTGCTGGTTCAGCAGGTTCGATTCTTGCTGCGTCACATACGACGTGTACGGGTTTTCGTATTGGCTGATGTTTTGGCCGGTGAGCGCCGTCGGATTGGCCGCCTGCGAGCCCATGGCCGTCATCATTTCACCGGCCTGCGCCGCCGGCTGCGCGGCGTTGGCGTACTGCTCCGTGCCCGAGATGGCCGCGTTTTGCGTGCTGTTCAGCGGCGCGACAAAGGCGTTCGGATCGGTCGAGTATTGTTGAAAAGGCGTGGCTGCGGCTTTCTGCGCCTCCGCTGTAACAGTTTGATACTGCGCCAAAACTTCAGGCGGGATCGTAGTCGTAGAACTGGAAGGAGTAGTTTTACCTGTCATCACATCCTCCCAAGTAATCAGCAAAATATACCATGTTACTGATCTTAGCTAGTGCTTTTTCTTTACTGCGGCACTCTTTACAATACAAATGAATACCATCGGGAGACAATTTTCTAGCACCAAACTTAGAACTATCCTTTTGTTGCTTACAGCGAAGGCACGTCCTTAACACGCCAGTCAAAGGAACTGCGCCCCGCTGGACTGCAGTGCTTACCGCCCTCGTCGCCAATCGTTTGGCAATTCGTTCGGGTGTTTGCGCATCGTGCATGTGCTGCTTCTGTTCTGCAGTGCGCAAGCGTCCGGTGTTCGCCGCCCGGCGCTTCTCAATTTCTTCAGAAGTGTGTTTGCGACCTAAATTTGAAGCGCGCAATTTTGCCATGCACGCAGCAGATTGTTTACGGCCCATCGTGGCCTGCGATATTTTTTCACAGTGTTCCGCAGTCCGAACCATAGATTTACTGTGCTGACTGCGTCGAAGATAAGTTTCCAGCGTGGCGTTTGTAATCGCCGCAGAATGCGCGGCTTTCGCGCGCACTGCGGGGTCATTGCCGCTTATCTTGCTTTTCTGACCAATTTTAGCTTTGTGCTCCGCAGTCAATTTTGCGCCCAACTTTGCCTTGCGCATCAACGCACGCGTCGATTCGCTTGGATTTGAACCGCCTTCGCCGCCATCAGTCAGGTTAGCAAGCGGCACGCCCATGCCGCGCCAGAAAGCAATGCGTTCGATCTCCAGATCGAACGCTTCTTCCTCGGCCAACCCCTCGGCGAATAAGCGCACTTCAACACACATGCCGAGACAGGCCAGTTTCTTTTGCATGTTGTTGTGGTATCGATTGCGGCTATCCATCACATTCGCACGCCGGCCCGAGCCTTTGCCGACGTAAAAACATGCGTCGGTATCAGGCCGCCAGTGCTCGTAGATGTAAAAAAGCCCCATTACTCCGCTGCTTCTCTTTTTGCGCCCGTGGCCGTGCCGTAAAGCCACCAAGCGCCGGCTGGGCGCCCAAAATGCCGCTCGTAAAGTTTCACTTTCGCGGTCGCTCGCTCCGAAGATAGTATTCCTATGAGCAAAGGAAGTCCAAGCGCCCGTGACGCGGCCTTGGCGAACTCGACCAACCGCCCCGCGCGCCCTCCGGGGATCGATCGATACCTGGGATCAACATAGACCATGCGCTCGACCAGCACCGGCTCGGAACTGTAGGCCGTGGTGTCCACCCGCAGAATGATCGCCGCCTCGAGCGCGCCTCCGTTCCCGATGACGCCTATGACGCCGTGATCCTGGTGAAGCGAACCCCAGACCTCGGTCAGGACTTTCTTCATGTCCGGATTGAGCAAGGCGTTCTCGTCCATGCACTTCATGATGAGCGCCATCACTTGGTGGATGTCCTCTGGAGCGCCGACCCTGACTTTGATTTCCTCAATCATGGCGCGGCCCTGGAAGTTTCGACAGTGTTTTGATCAGTTTCTTGCGGTACCGCACAATAAAATCGTCAAGAACGCGGTGGCCGCGCTCCAAATCTCCATCACCGGCCATGAGCACTTCATCAGGAGTGAGCGTAAACTCGCCGCCAGCCACAACCACGGGCACTTCACTGGTTTTGCCGCCTTTTGCGCGGCTCCCCGAAAGTTCGGCGCCGTACGGCCCACTTCCAAGACCGTAGGGTGAAGTTCCTTTTGTGCTTGCGCCTTTGTTATGCGGATACGGACCGCTAGCCTGTGAATACGGGTTTCCGGCAAACATGCGCTTTATTACTTTAAAACCAGCCATCGTATTGCCGTCACCCATGCCACTTACTATGTCGGCGGGTAAAACGAAGCTACCTGAAGGTGTGGCCACCGGAAGGTGATCGGTGCGACCGGCGACGCTGCTGTGAATCGGCCCGGTGTGGATCTTCTGCGACGGCGCGCCGCTCAGTTGCTGCAACGGCCGCACTCCGGGAACCGACGCCAGTCCCGGCAGCGGACCGCCGCTGTCGCGCGAGGCCCGGCGCGCGGTGTCGAGAGCAGCAGCCACCGCTTGATCGTGCGGGTGCGTTTTTGACATTTCCCGAATGTTCTGGCCGATCGCGGCCTTTGAAGCTGATTTTATGAGCGGCATGTCATTGCGCCCCCGTGGCGGCGCCGGGTGAATAGCTCACCGCGACCACTTGTGCGGCGCCCGGCGCCACGACCAAGCCCAGCCCATAAGGCATGTTGACCGCGTAGACGCCCACAGCCGCCGGGATGACAAAAAGCGGGTGCGTCAGCACGGCCGCCGACGAGCTGTCATACAGCGTTCCGACAGCGCCCGTTGTGGTGACGCTGACGTTCGCGACGCGGCCCGGTCCGCTGCTGACCAGGGTGGCGGCGCCGATGCTCTCGATGACTTGCGAACCCGCGATGGCCAGTGCTTGACGCGCGGCATTGTTGGTCGCCGTGACGAGGTTCTTGAGCGCTGTCAGGCAATCCGTGAGCGAAGTCGAAGATCCGCCGAAGCCGCTAGTATTTCCCATCAGGCTCTCCCCTGTACCGTATGCCGCCAAGGCGCCAGAACGAGCCGATATCCTGGCTGCCCACTGAAATCTGCATCAAACGGCCCCGGGCGCGCGGAGACACAAAAGTGGTCGACGAATTGAACGCGAACGGCCCTATGTTAAAAGGCGCCTGACTTGGGAAGTCCTTGACGCCGATCGTCAGGTTCACCGTCGCATTTTGGGAGCCGCCAAAATAACCCCATTTCATATCGGGCCAAATTTCGTCAACAAAAATCTTGTCATCGCCATCCGAAAGCGCGGCGTATCCGCTCGAAAATGACGACACCATTGCTACGCCATCGGCGTCCGGTGAAATCTCATGCTGATAAATGTAATTATTGATCGGCGAGTAGCCCAGCGGCGGCCCCACCACGCTCTGGTTGATCCATGCGCTGCGATCAAGGACGCCGTAATCCCACACGCCCAGAATGGTGTTGTATTTTACGTAGCTGGTGGGCTCGCCGCTGCCGCCGATGATTGGGTAATACCAAGTAACCTCGCCAAAACGCGAATTGGGCGCGCACCTGATTTTTTGCAGATTATTCAAATCCAGGTTCTGGAAAATAACGTCCCATACGGGGCAATCAAGGACGCTGACGCCGCCGCCTGTCAGAGAAAAGAATTGGCTCTGGCTCATCCAGTAAACATTTTCTCCGAGGACGCAGGCCCCCCGGCGACCAATCAAGCCGCAGCCAGCCGCAATTTCGTTGAACGAATACACATACGGTTGACTGATGTATTGCACCGACCACAAGGCCAGATCCGTCCACAGCAACGCCTGCTGCGACGCCTGTATGCCGCCCACGATCTTGGACCCCCGAGGAATCCTGTAAGAGCCGGCCTGATTCGTGACAGTGGCGACCCAGATGTTGAAGTTCGATATGTCGCACCAACGCACAAGGAGAGGGTCTTGGATGCCGGTGAAAGTCGAACCCCACGCTATGATCTGCCGTTGCGGCATGGCTACGAAAAAACCGTCATTAACAGGCGGCGCCTGGGGGATGGCCGCCGCAACCGTGGCGCCCGACGTCGGGTCCCATTGGTAAATTCCAGATACGCCGATGCCGTCGACCACGGCGCCCGTCGGAGACGCCAGCAGCACGCCGCCCCAGTTGTCCAGGCTCCAGTCGAGCGCTCCTGTTGCGGCGCCTACGTTGACAATCGTTCCTGCGCCGACGCCGTAGCCACCCGCGCCGTAGCCGCCTTGGCCGTACCCCACCACCACGCCGGTAGGGGCGCCGCCCGCGCTATAGACAAATCGGGCGTTTCCGCCGTTGATGCTGCCAGTGGCCGTGGTGGTCGCCGTAACCTTCGATACGAACGTAAAGTCATTGGCGTCCGCCACAGCCGTTACAACATAGTTTCCGTAAAAAGTGACGCCGCCCACTGTTGTAGGGATCAGAATAGGAAACGTACTGCCCACAGAGTAGCCATGGTTGGCCAGCACGACCGTCACATTCGCGGAAGTGGCCGTAGTGGTCAGGCTTGGTACAGCCGCTGAAGTTGAAGTCGCCGCAGCATAGAGAGGCGCGCCCAATATGTTGACCGCAAGAATGGTATATGTAGTCACGGTAAGGTTCTGATAAATTGGGTAGACGCCGAATAACACAAGGCCACCGACCGATACTTGATCGGCTATGTAAACAGCATCGTAAGTGCTGATGTTTTGCGACACGGTGTCAGTTATAGTGACGACTTGGCTGCCTGCCGTCGTGGAAAACACGGGCGCGATATCGGATGACAGAAAAAGCGGCGTGACTAGCTGAAAATTCTGCCCGGTCGTAATTCCGTTGGCGCCCAGAACAGCCGCCAGGACGCCGAGATACGCATACCCGGATACGCCGGTCTGCATACCGGCGGCCACCCACTCATTAGAGTTCAGATCTTCCCACGCCAGTAGCTGCCTGACGATAGCCGGCATCTGGCCCGCATAAAACTTGGACCACCCGCCTAGCTTTTCCACGAGGCCAAGCCCGTTTTTGTCCGGCTTGAATCGTATTAGCTGACTGGTGGACACTCCAGCCGTATTCAAGGCTGGCGTCTCGTTTGTGACGACGCCCGGAGTGACGCGGAATGTCGCATGCGGCATGGGTCACGTCCTTGCTGGCGTCGCCGCGGGAGACGACGCCTCTGACGACCACGCTGACGCGCGAAAGCGTTTGCGAAGCTGCTCGCCGGCGACCGACTTGAGCAGCGCCTGATACTGGTTTTCGTAGCTGCCCGCCATTTCGGGCGAATTGCTGCTGGCGGCGAAGTTGCGCTGGTACTGAGAAATGAAAATCATGCTGGCCATGACCAGAAGATCGGGCAGGTTGGCGCTGATGAACGTCGTGGCGGTGGCGGCCAACGGCGTATTGTAGAACGTGTACAGGCTCTGCGCGTGCATCGTGCCGACAATAGCCAGCGGGTAGGCCAGATCCGGGTAGGGCCCGACGATAAAATTCAAGGATGCCGCGCCATTGGTCAAAGCGTCGCCGCCGTAAGACGCAAAGTAGACAGGCGTGGCCGTGACCGAGCTGTCGCCGTAAACAAATTGGATGACCTCTTTGCTGGTAGGGATCAGCTGGATTCTTTTCGTGCCGCTGACAACCGCGACGTCCTGGATGGTGACAAAGTCACTGACCGCGATCGACAGCAAATTCGAACCGATCGTGAGCGCATAGGTGTCATTTTCCGTCTGCAACGACAGCAGATCGAGGTCGCGCTGGATGCGAAGCTCGGCGTAATTGAGCATCTGCGGGATGAGACCTGGAAAATACAGGTCTTGGCCGGCGTTGATGATGGCGAGCGCCGCCACGGTTGCGACATAGCTGTTGTACGTGAGTGGGTTGCCCGCTGGATTGGTCATGGGGGGTACGTCAGCATTGCGGCGTAGGCGGCGGTCATCTGCGCGCCAGTGAAGCCAAGAGTGGTCTGGATGAAATTGTAAAGCGCATCACCGACAGCCATGCTGTTACCGTGCAGCCATTCGATGTTGACCGCATTGGCGATATCGGCCGGGCACGCGTTGTCGATCGTGTAAATGTAGGGCGGGAACCCGGTCGCTGCCGCCCATGCGCGGATCTGCTTCTGCGAGGCGCTGCCGGCGGTAGGCGCGGCAAGCATGGCGATTTGCGAAAGCGATGCGCGCGAGGAAACGCCGGCCTGCACGATCTCGATCAGCTCGACACCAGTCACCGCGATCGCTGCTGGAAGGTTCGGGATCTGTTGAACGGCCATTACGAACTCCCCAAGGGGCCGGTTGCGGGCACAGCGAGGTTTTCAAGAGGCAGCCCTGGATTCGAATTGCCCGGCGCGTTCGGATCGGTGCCGGGCAACTGATTCGTACCGTGTGGCGGCTCTCCAGTCTGCTGCGTGACGCGGAACTTATCGTCTTGCGTGACGCGCAAGACGTCGCCGGGAATTGGAATGCCGGTCCTCGCGTCGACCGTATCCTGGCCCGACGTGGCGCGCGTGTTGCTCTCCGCGACAACAAAATTCTCAAGCGAAGGCCGATAAATCGGAACTGGATCTGCCGGCAGAATAATGGCCCGAAGTTGCTCCTGCGGAGTATCCAAGCAGCCACGGCACACTAAAATTTGTTTGTTAACTAGAGAAGCCCCGGCCCAATCGTACTGCCACTGCAAATTGCAGTGGTTATGCCAAATACCGCAACGCATGCACACAGCAAAAGCCCTCGGGTCCCTAACCGAAGTCCTGGCGCGTCCGGATATTGACGAGTACCCCATCACACACCTTCTTCAAACTTGTGTGAGTAGTCTAGGTGCGCAGCGCGCATCTTTTCTTTGGTCGCTTCAGAAACACCGTGGCCCATGAGCGGTGCACGAATTTTTTCCTTGGTCTCTTCGGAAACAAGCCTACCTTTCCGTCTTTTGGCCGACTCGCTCATTTTTAACTTTGCCGCTTCAGACACAAGTTTTCCAGTCTGCGCACGACGAACAGCTTCAATATTCTGCGGCGACGGTTTGCGCCCTCTGTGCGCGGCGCCAATTTTAGCCTTGTGTTCCACAGATAACAGCCGACCCACTTTCTTCGCACGCATTCTTGCTTTTGCCGCGTCAGACATTTTTAGCCCGCTGACACCCTCTCCACCGTCAGTGGCGTTTGCCAATTTAACACCAACACTGCGCCAAAAAGCAATGCGGTCGATCTCGAGAGCGTGCGCCAGCACTTCGTCCAACCCCGCGCTGACGATGCGCACTTCCAGCGCGGAACCTTCTCGCTCAAGTTTACGCTGGATGGACTTGTGATGCCTGTTACGACCATACATCCAGTATGCGCGAGTACCACATCCTTTCCCGACGTAAAAACACACGTCAGTATCTAAACGCCAGTGCTCATAAACGTAAAAGCGAGCCATCTGAACAACTAGCGCCAGTAAGAGGACAGTTGAGGCGAGAAAAATTGCTGCGCAGTTTCTACGTTATTCGTAGACGCGGCCAAATAAGCATCTTTATAGGTCGCAGAAATCATGGATATTCGTTCTGGCGCCCACATCGCAGCCACATACTCTGCGGTGCCAAAAACAAGTGCTTTTAGCCACACAATAGGTATAGCAGGCTGCTGGCCGCTGTCATAGTTGGCGTCTTGCGTCTGCTGTAGCGCGTAAAAACTGACACTGATCTGGTGGCCGTCGGGTACTGGCCACAAGGTGACAGTGGGGGCCAGTAGACGGTCCATCCAAAAGACCGTGGGCGGCGCTTGATGCAGCTTGTTGGGGTAGCTGGCGTATTCGGTGCGGCTGATCGGCAGGATAATCCGATCGATTGGGTGACTGGGTTGACCAAACGTCACATAGCCGTCGAGCAGGACGACAATGGTGGGGTCAATGGTGTAGGTGCTGATGCCCTGGATCAGCGGGATCGTGATCAGCTCGACCTGCCAGAGGTTAACGCCTCTCAGGGTCCAATCGGCGAGCAGCAGATTGACCGCCATATGCGCGTCAACCAAGTGTTCCTGAAGAACCGCAGTGCGCCGGATGCCGCACAGACCCAGAGCAAACAGGACCAGTTCGCTCAGGTTCGGAGCGAATAGCCGCGTTCCTGAAAAACCACCGGGGCTGGGCATGCCTTACTTCCCGCTAAAAAGAAAGTGTTCTAGTCCTGCGGACGCCAGAGCGCCAATCAGCGGCGGCAAATCGATCCTTATAAATACAAATTTACTTGACAAACTGTCAAGCCGATTAATCAGCAACAGCTCGCGCAGCGTCCAACGCATGGCGTAAACTTTTAACTTCGTCGCGCAGCGAGTGGACTTCCTCTGTGAGGTCCACAATACGCTTCTCGTAGCCCTCAATCAGCATCTGCAACCGTTGATCGATGGCCGACTGCAAAGATGGCGCGCGGTTGACCAGGGCGATAATAAATCCGCCGAGCGTTCCAAGAACCGCGACCACCAACGTCACCGCCGCCGCCAGCCAGCTCGGGACCTCGGGAAGCGTGTCTGACATAGCCGTGGCCTCAATTCGTCGGCGATGGCGACAGCCCGACGATGGGAACTTTGCTGCACAATGACGCGAACGAAAACGGCAGGGGGAGCACGCTGAAAGCCCGGACACTGTTCGCCATATCCGCCCACACTTGCGAGCAGCTTGGGTTGCGGCAAAGCTGGTTCAGCGATGCTTGCGTCAGGCGGGCGTACTCAATGTCTGTCGCCAGATGCAGCGTCGCGGGCAACGGGTGCTTTTTGAGAATGGACACCAGGGATCCCATCTGCTTCCAGCACGCCGCACCGACAGCGTCCTGAAGCGCGGGGTCCGCCGTCGCTGCGGCGACCGCCGCCTGAATGTCCGCGTCCGCCCACGCGCCAAGCGCGTTAAGCGGGTTTCCAGCCTGCGCGGGGAGCGCGGCGGTCAAGAGCGCCGCCGCCAAGAAAAAACGTTTCATGGGCGCGCCTCAGTTCTTGCTGCCGATGGCCGTGGTGGCATAGGCGCGGAATCCGATGATCCCCGCGCCAATCGCCGCCGCCATTGATGGGCTGATACCGAACTGCGTCCAGTCCACGCCGCCGAGATAGACCAGCGCGGACGGGACCGTCGCGACCGCAAGCCCATACAAAACCGTGCGAAACCCTTTCATAGCAAACTCCTCGCCAGTTTGAGACACGCCGTCTCACGCGCCGCCCAACCTTTACCGAAACGCGCCCACGCTGCAAGGCGTTTCCAAAAGCCCATGCGAAGATTGTGCAGCGTCTGCACACGCGCCGCAGGGGGCAGTTTTGCTGTCTGCGCCAGGAACTGCCGGGCGCGGCCCACACCCGCGTTAACAGCAATGTCGAAGGCCAGCACGTCAACGCCCCCTGGGAGCGCATCAGCGTTGACCTGCCCCCAATAGTGCTTGTTGTATATGCTCGCCGCCTGCGACCGCGACAGGGCGCGCAGCTCAGGAATACCCGCGTGCGCGTTGATGTAGGCGCGGTACGTGGCCAGGGTGATACCCATGTTGGTCGCGCCGCCCGGATCACCACGCCCCGGAGGTTCATAGCCCCCCTCGTACTTCAACGTAAACGTGACCCCTGCGACAAAGTTCTTTTGCATGGCAGTGCTCCTATGGAATGGTCCCGCCGCCGCCCTGCCACGGCGATACGTATGGTCGATCAGGGGGCCCAGAATTGAGCCAGATGGCGGCGACGATCAGGCCAGCGAGAACGATGGCGGCGGTGATGGCGCGGATCATGGCGTCTCCCCTGGTTATTGGCACATGACTTGCCACGACACGGCGATCCCGCCAGTCACAGACCAGATCGTCATACCCGTCAAAGACGGGCTGGAAACCGAGACACCATTACCGGGAGACGCGCCGTTAAAATCCACAGCGGACACACCAAAGATCACTGAGGGACATGCCGTTGGGAACGTCACCGCGACGGAGCCGGGGCTTCCCGCGCCGGTCGTTGCGGTTCCCGTTTGTAAAAGCATCCCGTTTGGTAGGTAAGAACATTTCGCGTTGATGCCGCACTGGGATGGCAAGCCGCCGCCACCTTGATTTTTCTGCGGGTACCAAACAACGCCACTAAGATTGGAGCCGTAGGAAAGCGTTTGATAGTACCAAGTGTTCCCGCCAAAGACCAACCCGCTGACATTTTGAAGAACAAAGGTCGATGTTGACGGGGTTATGGTGTCCCCTGAAAATTGGTTACCCGTAATTGTCCAAGACGAGCTTTGCCCGTTGCCAAAATAGAATGGGGCAGGTGTGCGCTCAAAATAATTTCCTTCAAGAATACCGCTGCACACCCCTTGAATAAGAAACCCGGTTCCATTTCCTTCAACGTCGTTCCCAACGATGTTAACGTTCACCGTACTGCAATCGACAGCAGTACCAATAACCGCGACTGACACATTATTAAAAAACCCATTATCTAATATGTTAACATTATTGCAGGAAGCGTCGGCACTACAAGAAATCTGCGCATATGTTCCGTTGAAGAATTGGTTTTTATCTATGGTGGACCCAAAAGCAACCTGCATGTTGATCGCTTGCCCCCAACCTAAAAACGTATTCCTGGTTATCCGCATTTCGGCCCCGTTATTAAATTTAAGTGCAATTGTGTTTATGTTTTGAAAATCTGGCTGGTCAAAATAAACATTTTCAACTTGAACGCACACCCCGGCGTAGCCACAAGTACCCGTGAAGTTAAAGTTAAATAAGACCGCCGCCGCAGTATTGGCAAAATGTATCCGCGAACACGTTCCTTCGCCGACTATATGGTACACGGCGATTGTAGTTACTGTAATACTCGTCGTGATTAAATAATGCCCGCAGGGGATATGCAGTTCGCCTTGGGCCGATGCCACCAGTGCGTTCTGAAATGCTGTGCTGTCGTCGTGGACGTTGTCTCCGACCGCGCCATATTGGCGGACGTTCGTTGCCCCGGTCGTATCGATGAAGCTGTTGATCTGCGCGGGCGTGCAGTCTGCGGCATTAGCCAGCGCCGCCCCATAATTGCACTTGACTGTCGTCGCGGCCATCTGCGCCGCTTTGGCGTTGGTCACAGCGTTGTTGGCTATGGTCGTGGACAGGGAACCCGCCGAGTTTGTTACGTCTCCATTGTGCGCTGGCTCCTGCGCCGCTTGCAGCGTGCCAGTGACGCCTGTCGCCAGTGGCAAGCCAGTCAAATTTGTCGCCACGCCGCTGGCGGGCGTGCCCAAGGCAGGCGCAACGAATGTGGGACCCGTTGTCGCCGAAATAGCGCCCGTTCCGTTCAGCGAGAGCCCGAGCGCCGTCGCAACATTCGCTCCAAGGCCAGAGACACCTGTCGAAATCGGCAAACCGGTCGTGTTGGTCAAGACGCCGTTGGAGGGCGTTCCAAGCGCGCCGCCGTTGACCACGACGGAGCCCGCCGTCCCGGTATTGGCCGCCAGCGCTGCCAGCACACCGGTCCCGGTCGTCGCGCCTGAAACGGCGTTCCCTGCCGATACGTAATAAGCAAGCTGCCCAGCGAGCGCCGCATTCACGGTCCCTCCACCGCCGCCCGAAGTGCAAGGACCGCCCACCGTCACAAACTGACCGAGAGAGTTGACTGAGACGCAGCCGCCGTTGACTAGCGCGCCTGATGTCGTCGCGACAGGCGCGCCGCTGACCGCCAACGAGGAAAAATTGCCGGGCCCGGTCAACGTCAGCGTGTGCGACGTCGAATTGAGCAGCCCAAGCGTGACGCAAGCATGCGACGGCGACTGATCGTAGACGCAGACGTTATTCCCGCTTGTCAAACCCCAGACCACATTGGTCTGCGCGATCGCGGGAGCTGCTAGACCAAGTGCGAGAAGCAGAATTGCAAAAAGTCGGCGCATCAGAAATACTCCACGATCGTCGCGCAGCCAGCCCCGCCAGCGCCTCCGGCGCCGCCGCCGCTGTATCCTGTCCCGCCGCCGCCTCCACCGCCGCCACAGACCCCGCCCGCGCCGCCAATGCCGCCCAAGGCTCCCCTCGAGCTGCCGCCGGCGCCGCCGCCGGCGCCAAAGAACGCATTTGTCGGGTAGCCGAGATTGAGCGCCGGGCTTTGTCCCGCGCCGCCAAGACCGCCCACGCCGCCGCCGCCGGCGTTGCCCCCCAAGCCGCCCGTCGCCCCGATGAAAGCAAGCTGCGCCACCGCGCCGCCCTGGCCCCCGTTCATGTCGACGCCGCCGCCGGCGCCGCCACTCGAACCACCGCCGCCGGGACCAAAACCAATGCCGCCCTGCAATCCAGGAGTGGTGGCGGCGTCGTGTCCCGCGCCGCCCGAGCCGCCATAAACGGTAACAACCGCTGAAGTCGTGGATGGTCCCGTGCCGGGGCTGCCGCCCAGGCCGGCCGCGCCGCCCGCGCTGGACGTGCCGGCCGCGCCCGCCGCGTAACACGATCCGCCGCCGCCGCCATAAGTCGACCCGGTGTTGCCGCCAAATCCGCCGCCGCCGCCACCGGCGCCGCTGCTGAATACTCCAGCCGGCAACCAACCACCGCCGCCGCCGCCACCGCCGCCGGCGACAATCAGCACATCGACTTTGACCGCGCCTGGCGTCGGTACGTATTTGTACGGAGACTGCGCGTAATTGACGAGTATAATATTAGTAAAAGGCCGAGCCGACGGCGGAATCGGCGGCGCTCCGGCAAGTGACAAAGCACACGGCACAAGCAACGCCAGAAGCGCAAGGTAGAAATGCTTCATAGCTTAATTCCCTGTAAAGGCGATAACATCGGTTGTATTCGTTCCGATGGCATAAATTGCGTTCAGGTTAGCGACCGCGTAGGAAATCGATTGCCCGGCAACCAAAGGGTACCCATTGGAAGTTGTCACCCCCACTGGACCGACGTATGCGGTCCCCGTATTGGAGATCTGAGCCGTGATGACGATGCCGTTGACCAGAGCCTGCGACGGAAGTGCGGCAGCGGCGAGCGTCGAAAGCTGCTGACCGGAATAAATCGCGGCGAGAGTCGTCGGCAAATTGGTGACGAAGGCGTTGACGCCTTGAACGTTCACCGCGCCCGGCGACGTGCCGTAATTCGGCGGCGCGCCGAGAGTGGCGCCGGCCAACTGCGTCAGATTGGTCGTGACCGCGCCAAATACGCTGGCGCCGTTGCATAGCTTCCCGGTCACGTCCATCGTTATGGGGTAGGTCAGACCGGAATTGTACGTCTGCGGCGGCGTGCCGCAGGACGCCACCACCATGGCCGTCAACACTTGCGCATGCGCGGCGCCGCAGACCAGCAGCCCAACGAGTAAAGCGAGAAAGCGCTTCATCTATATTCTCCGCGAGAAACCCCGGCATTCATGCCGGGGAGGGATAGCGGTTCCGGCAGAGCCGGAAGGCTTTTCTTGCGCGAGCGGAGATGAGGGGATATATTGGCGGGGCGTCGCAGCGTTGGAACCGCCGCAACGCCCCTTGATTGCCCTCCGTTGGAACCGGAAAAGCAACCCGCCAATATGATCCTCACTTACCGCTTTCGCGTCAAGGACGCATCGAACGGAACCCGCAACGCTCTCCGGGCGCAGGCGCGGGCCGTCAATTTCGTTTGGAATTATTGCTGCCAGATTGACCGCGAGGCCCATGCCCGCTGGAAAGCTGGCCGCGTCGCCAAACGTCCGTCCGCGTTCGACCTCGCCAATCTGTGCCGGGGCGTGACCAAGGAACTCGGCATCCATTCCGACACGGTTGACGCGGTCTGCCGCAAGTTCGCCGATGCGCGACAAGCCTGTTTTCCCAAGACGCCGCGCTTCCGGTCGTACAAGCGTAGCCTCGATTTCGTGCCGTTCTCCAACTTCAAACGCCCGGCTAAACTCGACGGCGAGAGGCTGACCATTCTTGGTCGCACCTACCGTCTGTGGCTGTCGCGCACGATCCCTGTTGAGGGAAAGCCAAAGACGTTCGAGTTTTCGACCGACGCGCGCGGTCGCTGGTACGTCAATATTCAGGTCGAATTGCCGGACGCTGAGAGGCGTGAAGGGGGCGCTGTCGGCATCGACCTTGGCCTTAAAGACCTCGCCACATTGAGCAACGGCGACAAGATCGGTGCGCCCCGCCTTTACCGCGCCAGCGAGAGACAACTGGCGCTGCACCAATCGCGGGGGCAGAAGGTCCGCGCTCGCGCCCTGTCGGCCAAGATCGCCAATCGGCGCAAGCATTTCCTCCACGTTGAAACGAGCAAGATCGTTCGTGACCACGCGGAGATTTACGTCGGAGACGTGAATGCGTCCGGCCTCAAACGCACCAAAATGGCGAAATCCGTTGGTGACGCAGGCTGGTCTATGTTCCGCAACATGCTGTCTTACAAAGCGATTGCGCTTGGCGGCAAATGCGAAATTGTTTCCGAGCGTTGGACTACGCAAGCCTGCTCGTGCTGCGGCTCTATGAGTAGCATCACAAAACCGAAAGGTATTGGTGGGCTCGCAATAAGATACTGGCAATGCAGCGACTGCGGAGCGGACCATGATCGGGACGTGAACGCGGCGCAAAACATTCTCCGTATCGGGGCGGAACGTCGCCCTCTTGTTGAAGAAATCCCCGTCCTTTAGGGCGGGGAAGACGTTAATTTTACACCCTTGCTTAGTAGCCGGCGTCCGAATATTGCGTCAGAGTAATAGAGATCGAGCCTGTTCCGGAGTTCAGCAGGATACGCCCCCAGGTCGGCGCGGCCAGCATGTTGGCGGTGCCGCCAACAGCCACCGCGACAAACGGGCTACCCGCGCTGTCCCAGTACATGTTGGCCGGCGCCACGGGGTTGGTGGGGCTGTTGGGGTCATCCATGGAAAACTGCAACGTAAAATTGACCGTTCCCGTCACTTTCGCCTGAAGACCAAGCTGCGGCGACGCCCAACTGTCGGTGCGCGCCCATTGCGAGTAGGCTGTCGTGCCGGTGCCGACCGTCAGGCCGGCGACGGACGCCGCCGAGCTGGCGATGCGGGTGACCGTGGCGTAGCTCAGCACCGAAGTGACAGAGCCAATATTGCCGCCCACCAGCGACTCGCTGATCGGGCCGCCCGCCCAATCCGTGCCGAAGATGGTGAAAGTGGTGTTGGAATTGTTGCCGGTCGAGGCGAGCACGATGTTGCGCGGCGTGTCGAGAACGGCGACGCCTCTGGAATTGACCAGTGCGCCGTTCAGCGTCAGGTTGCCAGCAGCCGGTGTCTGCGACAACGCGATGGCGGTGGGATTGGCTGCCGCGAGCGGTCCGACAGTGATGGTGATCGGCTGCATCTAAAAACCCCTCAAAAATAAAGGGGGCGGGGCTCTGCGCCACGCCCCCCCAAGACAGAAAATGTGGGGCGGCTCAGCCTTCCGTCTCTTTTTCCAGCTTGCGGCCGGTGGCCGGCGTGCCGTGGCGGGCCGAAGTGAAGGGATCGGCCTCGCAGGCCGCGCCACCCGCCTTGCGCGCGCGCCGCCCGGCGTGGTGCTTGTGTTCCTCGCCCTTGACCTCGCCGACGTGCTTGACTTCGCCGCCACGGCGCCGCTTGATGCGACCGCCTTTCTTGGCCTTCTTAGCTTCGGCCTCATCCTCGACATTGACGTCGGGCGTGTATCTTTCGTTCTTCTTCTTGAGGTCTTCCTCGGCCTCGTCGACGCCGCGCTTCGGAGACTCGACCTCGCCGCCTTCCTTGCGGTGCTTGGCGATATGGCGCTCGATCTCGTGTTCGGTGCCATGGGTGTGGTGATAAGCGTGATGATGGCCCTTCATGGGAGACCCCTTAACTGTACGACGACGTGATCTGGACGTACTTGAAGTTGATGGCCGCGACGCCCGCCGTCGTGGGAACACCCGTGGTGACAACCTGCAACTGGACCGCCGCTGGCGTCGGCAGCACCGTCGGCAAGCCGGTGGCGGCGATGAGGCCATTGATCGCCGCCAGCTGCGCGGCGGTGAAAACAATGGGAATGCGGCCGGCGGCGGCCAGCGTGATCGGACCGGCATAGAGCGCGGGCGTCGCCGCCGTGCCGATATTGAGGACCGCGGTCGTGCCGGTGAAAGCGGTCAGCACGTCAACGTCGATCGCGCTGATGATAGAGTCGAGCGGCAGCCAGAACGTGGTGGCGGTGGCGCCGACCGTCGCGCTCTCGTTCAGCACGATCTGCTGCATCAGGATGGCGAAACCCTGGTTGGGCGTGGGCGTGCCGGGGCCTTGATCGCCCGACACCACCGGCCCGGTAAAAGTTGTCTGACCCATTTATGCGGCCTCCGGTGAAAATGGTGCGAACGGCGGAACTTCCGCGTGCTTGTCAAGGTACCGGATAGCGGCTCGAAAAGTATCTTGGCTGTCTTCCATGCCGCCAAGCGCGGAGTTGCACTTATAGCACAGCAGTCCGCGCACCCTACCCGTTTTGTGATCGTGGTCAACATGAAGCGCCACGGGCTTGCCGTTGTTACCCGTCCGAATTTCGGGCTTCTCGCAAATGGCGCACACGTAATTCTGCGCGTGCAGCATCCGAGAATACTCTTCCAGCGACAGATCGTAGTTCCGCTGCAAACCGTACAACGCCACAACATGGGGCTTCATGCGACGGTCAGGCAGATTTCCGTTGCTGTCTCCCGACGAGTAGTCGCCCAAGCGCATGTTGTCGAGCCGCAAATTAAGCCCGTCGCCATCGGCAAAGAGAATATTGTACTTCGGCCACTCACCATAGGTCAGCAGCCACGCGACCCGCGCCGCAGTCATGGCTTGCGCCCGATACGTGATGTACCGATACTGCTTGATGGCGCCATCGCGAGAGGCGGTGTGAACCCCTTTGATAGAACCAGCTTCGTCTCCCGGACGGATGCCGCGTCCTGCGTGGATCTTCCACGTAAGACGCCCCGTCTGTGGGTCGTAATCAAAAGCGGCGCACAAATCGTCGTAGCTCAAATTGCACTCTTTAGCCATAGCCGTATCTCCTTCGCGGTCAGCGAAGTCAACATAACAGACTTTGAGAGTAGCGCAAGCCACTTTGTGCGTATCCTTCTAAAAACTATCCACACCCTTTGATGAAGCTAAACAAGCAAACTGAAGCATATCTTCAGTTAACTCGTGGGGGTGTTAACAAAGATACTTCTCCAGTTATAGTAGGCGAACGAGTATCTTTCATAACCTTTAACCAATAGGTTATCCGTCACGAAGTCTACTTGCATATCCGTCTCGAACTTGATGCGCTCCATGTAGGAGAGCCCGTCGATGTTGGTCAGCAGGAACCACGCGAAGGCCGAAGTCAGGAAGTCATTGACCATGTAGCCTTCCGGCAAGCCGCCGGCAGTGGTGAGGATCGCATTCACATCGTTGTCGGCGGTGCCGGGCCGCAGCTCGGTCTTGGTGAGCCGGATGGCGACCGGCTCAAGCTGCGGCGGCACGATCAGCTTGCGGGCGCGGGCGAACACTTTCAAGCCGGCCTGATCGCGGAAGTTGGTGCGAACGGCGATCATGCTGTTCAGCAGCGTGGCCTCGTTGAGATCCACCTGGACGGCGGGCGTGTTGGCGACAACGCCGCTGTCGATCGGGTGCAGCGTGGACGACAAGGGCTGCCCGTCGCCGCCGATCGCCGAATTGTAAACGGTGGCGGTGTTCAGGATGTTGGCGCCGTAGATTTCCTTGGTCTGCTGGAAAGCTTCGATCAAGCCGAGGTTGGATGGGTGGAACTGGGTCTTGTAAAGATTGTCGTCGATAGCCTTACGCGTCATCGCGTAGCCCAGGCCGATTTCCGTATGCTCCTGGTTATAGACGTAGCGTTCGCCGGCGCCATTGTCGAAGGAGGTCTGACCGCCTTCGGTCTTTAGCTGCGCAAGCCCCAGGAAGCGCATTTCAGCAGTGCGTTCTAGGGCAAGCTTGGAATTGTGTTTCGTAAAGATACGGTCGTATTGCGACGGTATCATCTCGTATTTGCCCTCTATTCCCCTAAGACCAGGCAAGAGCAAATCTTTGATTGAACTTAGGTTGACCGCCATTTTACTCTCCTGTAGCTAGGCGAATACTTACGCGCGGGAGCGTAAAGATGGCCCGATGGTTAAATATACTTTGCAACACGAAAAGAGGCTTGTAAGGGTTGTCTTCGCGTGTTACAGATGCAGCCCCACAAAGAGAGTCCGCAAAATGAGAAAACCTGTCGGATACTGGACCTTCGAACTTTGCAAAGCCGAAGCAGCCAAGCACGCGACGCAGAAAGCATGGCTCCGCAGCCCCGGCGGTTCTTTCGCAGCTGCGCGCCGGCAGGGCTGGACGCGTGAGTGTTGTGAGCACATGACCGCTACGCCAAGCGGCTACTGGACCCTGGAACGCTGCAAAGAGAGTGCGGCTCAGTTTGCTACGCGTTACGCGTGGGTGAAGGGAGGCAACGTCGCTTACCAAATTGCGCACGGGCGCGGCTGGCTCGACGAATGCTGCGGCCACATGGTTTACTTGCAAGCTACCCCGCACTCGCGGACCACCGCCGATCTGAACGCTACGGCGCAGAAGTTCAAGACACGCGTGGACTGGCGAGACGCCGATCCGAAGACCTACCAGTACGCGCAACGCACCGGCCGCATAGACGAATTTTGTGGCCACATGCCTGTGCGAGCTTGCAGCATCGCGCAAAAAAATTTTGCGCAGCGCGTCCGCAGCGTTGCGCCTAGCGGCGTTGAAGTCCGAGAGGAGGTCGCGGGGCTTCTTACCAACAAACGCGAGACCCTCGATATTGTCGCTTGCCGAAACGGGGTTCCGTTCTTTGCTGTCGAGTACTGCGGAATCTACTGGCATAACGAAAACAACACGCCCCAGCGGCTGTGCAATGGCGTTAGCGTTCCGCAACCAATGCATCACGAGCGCCGACGCCTGGAATGCGCCGCCAGAGACATCCGTCTGGTCCACCTCTGGGAAGATGTTGCCGATGACCCGCGCCAATTTAGCACTATCCAAAATGCGCTCGGCTGCGAACGCCCTGCGATCCGCGCTAGCAAATGTACGCTCCGCGAAATAACTAACGCTGAGGCCGCCACGTTTCTTAACGCCAACCACCCGCAGGGATGGGCCTTCGCCAACGTGAACTTCGGTCTTTTCCACCCCGGCCGCCTCGTAGCGGTCATGAGTTTCAAAAAGTCTGGCGACCGCCACACCGGCGCAGGGCTCTACGACTGGGCGCTCCACCGCTTCGCTACCGATATAAATTTGCGCGTCCACGGCGCGGCTTCCAAACTGTTTGCCATGCGGCCCGCCGGGCGTATCGTTAGCTATTGCGACCTTGATCTTTTTACCGGGGGCGTCTACGCCGCGCTGGGTTTCGATCTGGTCCGCATAAATGAGCCCCGCTACTCCTGGACGAAGAGTGAGAAGCGAATCCCGCTGTACCGTGCGCAGAAGCATCTGCTGCCAAAGCTGCTGGGCAGCGATTTCCGTGCGGACGAATCCGAGGCCGAAAACATGCGCCGCTGCGGATGGTCCAAGCTGTGGCATACGGGGTTGGCGGTTTACGCCCACCCCGGCAGCTCTTAGCTTATCGTTGGTCCGCTGCGTCATGGATCACACGCCCAGGAAGTTGCGGGTGAACACGTCGTTGAAGCCGACGATGGCCCAATCATATGGCTGGCCGTTGCCCAGCGTGCCCGGCGACGTAGGCGGCTGTTGCAAAATGCCGACGACCTTGAAGGGCGCATTCAGATTGTAAGTCGCCACATTGAGCGTGGTGGTGTCGAGATACGCGCCCGAGATACCGCTGGCGGTATTACCGGTGCCAATGACGAAGCCGATCGTCGAGTTGACGTTGGCCAGCGCCAGACCGGTGGCGTCGCTCTGCGCGATGAACCGCGCGCCCAGATCGTTGATGATATAAGCCTCGACGGTATTGGTCGCCGCCACGTCCGAACCGGGCCAGTAATTCGACCACACGGTACGCTTCATGGCGACAGAGGGGTACTTACAGCCGACAAAGATGCCGGCAATGCCAAGCGGGCCGGGGGTGGCGCCGGTCGAGACGGATTGCGCGACAGAGCCGTCGGCCAACGCCGTAACGGGGTCTCCATAGAAGATCGCGCCAGCGTTGTAGTCGACAATAACGGTGGCCTGCTCGTAAGTCGGAGCAGAGCCAAGACCGGAATACTGACGGAAGCCAAAGGGCGCATTCACATTTGGCACAGGAGTCATCCTTCACAGGAAAGACTCATATGGTCGCGCCGAGCGTATATGAGACCGATATAGGTCGAAACCCCGCA